AAGATGGAAAAAGGGGGCACCGTGCGATACATAAAACGCAAGGATGCCGATCGTAAAGTGATGATTAGTTAGGAGCAAACCATGGTCATGTATCGCAAACCCACCGAAAAAGAACGTGCCAAAATCAAAAAGGCAAGAGAAAAGACCGCGCAAGGAATGGAAGGAGAGAAGGACCTTTTGTCTAGGTTTTCTACAACTTCGGCCAAAGCTGCCCGCGATGAGTACAAGGCCGGTCGCAAGATGATGGAAGAGGTTCCCGCAGAGGCCCGCGCGTACGAGGCTGAAGAAGGTAATCCTGGCGTGGGGACATACAAAGCTGGGGGGATTGTAAACGTGCGAGGCCAAGGCGCAGCACGCAAAACCAAGGGATGCAAAATCACCTAATGGAACACCTTGTTGAGCAGCTTTACAAGCTCATTCGATCTCGTAAACACGAGATTGGCGAGCAGATGATTTACGGCGGAGTCAAGAACCTGGACCACTATCAAGGGTTGGTGGGAGAGGTTCGTGGCTTACAAATGGTCGAAGACGAGATGACTCGAATACTTCAGAAAGTAGAAAGTGACTAGGTATTAACCCTAACTACGTGGTAAAAACCACGCAATATTGGAGAAATTGATGACTGAAATGACGGCGCTGCAAAAGAAGTGGGCAGAAGAGCGCGTAGCCGAGCAAAAGATGGACGAGGAAGAGATACAAAACCGCCCTGAAAACATGGAACAGAGCGTTTTGGACCGTATTCCAAAGCCAACGGGCTGGCGCATAGTTGTCCTACCTTTTCGTCCACCCAAGAAGTCAAGGGGTGGAATTGTTCTGTCCGAACAAGCTGTGGAAAGGCAACAAATCGCTACGGTATGTGGGTACGTAGTGGCATTGGGCGAGTTGGCCTATGCCGATACGGAGAAGTTTCCCTTCGGACCGTGGTGCCAGAAAGGTGATTGGATTGTCTTTGGTCGCTATGCCGGGGCTCGAATTGGCATTGATGGCGGGGAAATCCGTATTTTAAACGATGATGAAGTTTTGGCGAAGATCTCTGATCCAGACGACATCACGCACATGGTCTAAGGAGAAAAAACCATGCCAGAAAACGAAGAAGTTCAAGAAGAATTACAGGTCCCCAGCGGGGATGATCAACTGGAGTTCAATCTGGGCGAAGGCGAGCAGGGCGCCGAGGTTGAAATCGCAGAAGACGGGACGGCTGAAGTAAAAGAGGCTGCCCAAGAGTCAGAAACCCCCAAAAAGGCAGTTCCTGAGCGCGGGACCCAAGAGCACGAGGAATATAGCTCCAAGGTCAAAAAGCGTATTGAAAAGATGACTGCCAAGCTGCGGGAAGCAGAGCGCCGGGAGCAGGCCGCTTTAGAGTATGCCCGTCAGGTACAGGCTAATCTTCAGCAAGCCCAGGCCCGTGTCCAAAGCTTAGACCACGGTTATTTGATTGAAACCAAGGGCCGAATTGACTCCCAAATCTCTATCGCCGAGGCAAATTTGCAGGATGCCATCGAGCGCGGGGACGGGAAAGCAGTGGTTGATTCTCAAAGGTTTTTGTCCCAACTGATGATTCAGCAGGACCAACTTCAACGTGCTGCGGCACAACGTATCCCTGCTCAACCCCAGCAACCAGTTCAACAAGCCTATCAGCAGCCTGTTCAGCAAGAGGCTTCTCGCCGTGGGCCCGATCCCAAGGCAGAGCAGTGGGCCGAGGAAAATGAGTGGTTTGGCTCGGACGAGGTGATGACCAATGGCACTTTTGCCATCCACAATCAACTAGAACGAGAAGGGTTTGACTTGTCAAGTGATGAGTACTATGATGAGCTAAATCGGAGAATCCGCAGGGAGTTTCCGCATAAGTTTAAGAAACCTCAGGTAAACACCAACGTAGACGCTCCCGGTGTTGCACCTGCAACTCGCGGTTTAACCGTGGGACAAAATGGGCGCAGGACCATCAAACTAACACCTAGTGAAGTGGCCATGGCAAAGAGAATAGGTGTCCCCCTGGAAGAGTACGCTAAGTACGTAAGGAGATAAACATGACTGATCAAGTGAAAATTGACCGCACAAAACGCGCCTCTGAAACCCGTGAAAAAACGGAACGTAAGAGATCATGGACTCGCCCTTCGGATTTGGATGCACCTCTGCCACCTCCTGGATATCGCCACCGTTGGATTCGTGTGCAAGCAGGCGGGATGGACGACAGCAAGAACGTAGCAGGCAAACTCCGTGAGGGGTATGAACTGGTTCGAGCCGAAGAATATCCTGAATTTGTTGCACCATCGATTCAAAACGGTATTCACGCAGGCGTCATTGGCGTCGGTGATGTAATGCTGGCAAGAATTCCAGATGAGATTGCAGAGCAACGCAAAGCGCACTATGAACAGCGGGCTGGCGATCAAATTTCGGCTGTCGATAATGACTTAATGAAAGCAAACGCGCACGACACGATGCGAGTAGTTAATCCGGAGCGACAGTCTCGAGTTACTTTTGGCGGCCCCCGTAAGGCCGATAGTTAACTTTTTAAAGGATAGACAAAATGGCAAACGTAGATAAAGCCTTTGGTCTGAAGCCGCTGGGTAATCTTTCTGCTACTGGATCTCAAAAGCAGTATGGTTACGAAATTGCGGACAATCAGGCTGGAGCAATTTTTCAAGGTGACCTAGTCACTATTGTCAACGGTTATGTCGTTAAGTTTCTTCCGGGCACCCACGCGGCTGCTTTGGGAGTGTTTAACGGTTGTAACTACGTTGATCCCACAACTGGTAAGCCAACCTTCAATAATTACTATCCTGGTTCGGTCAACATTACTCAAGGCATTATTAGTGCCGACGTACTTGATGATCCAAGCCAGTTGTTTATTATTCAAGCAGATGGCGCTATCACACAAGCCAACATTGGCAAAAACGCTGATGTTATTGGCACTGGCGGAAGCACCACCACAGGTGTTTCTACAATGGAACTTGATGTCACAACCATTGCAGATACCGCAGCTCTGAACCTGAAAATTGTAGGACTTTACAATGTTCCGGGTAACGAGTTGGGATCGTTTGCGGTTCTCGTTATAAAAATTAATGAGCATCTGTATGGCAGCACTGGCGTCAAAGCCGTAACTTAAGCATAAAGGACCTAAATCATGGCAATTTCACGTAACCAACTGGTACGAGAGCTTGAGCCCGGTCTCAATGCTCTGTTTGGCTTAGAGTATAAAAACTACGAAAACGAGCACACTCAGATTTATGATATTGAGACGTCTGATCGCGCGTTTGAAGAGGAAGTAATGCTCTCAGGCTTTGGCAACGCTCCTGTTAAGACCGAAGGTGCTGGTGTCGCTTATGACAACGCACAGGAAGTCTATGCATCGCGTTACACCCACGAAACCATCGCTCTGGCGTTCTCGCTGACCGAAGAAGCCGTAGAAGACAACCTCTACGACAAGTTGGCAGCCCGTTACACCCGTGCTTTGGCTCGTTCTATGGCTCAAACCAAGCAAATCAAGGCTGCCGCTGTTCTAAACGGCGCTTTCACCACCTCTCTTGGTGGCGACGGCAAGCCTCTTTGTGCACTGGATCACCCCACCCTAACCGGTGCGGATCTTCAAAACGAGTTGACCACACCGGCCGACTTGTCCGAGACCTCGCTGGAGCAGGCATTGATTGACATCGCAGCGTTCACAGACGAGCGCGGCCTGAAGATCTCGATCCAAGGCTTAAAGCTGATCATTCCGAAGGAACTCCAGTTCACGGCTGATCGTATTATGAAGTCCACTCTGCGCCCAGCTACAGCAGATAACGACATCAATGCGATTAGAAACATGGGCATGATTCCCCAGGGATACGTTGTAAACCACTTCTTGACCGACCCAGATGCGTTTTTCATTAAGACTGACGCTCCTAACGGCATGAAGATGTTTGAGCGTGTTGCAATTAAGACTGGTTTTGAAGGCGACTTTGACACCGGTAACGTCCGTTACAAGGCTCGTGAGCGTTACAGCTTTGGCTTTTCGGACCCGCGTGGTATTTTCGGTTCACCCGGAACTCCCTAATGCGGTATGAAAAAGGGGGACCAAAAGTCCCCCTTTTTTTAATTTTGATGTATATTTACGAGACTAGGAATTTTTACCCGTACCGACTGACCTAGCAGACTTTGTAGAGACAGTACGGGGAGTGCTACAACACGAAAGGAGCCTTAAATGGCCGTTCATTTTACAGGTCCAGTTCTATTTACTGGCAAAAACTCTCCCGGCGCTTGGTGGACCAATCAGCCGGTCAGCAATAACACCGACTATGTTACATACATGGATGACTTCACGGGCATTGCTCTTGATTCTACCAATGATTGGACCGTGGTCAAAGACTCTGGGGCAACGGTTGCCATTGGAGCAGACACGCTTAATGGCGTTGTTGTAATTACGTCTGCCGCAACTACCGATAACGATGGTGGTTCAATCCAGGGCAACGAAATTTTCAAGGTTCAAACGGGCAAAGATATATGGTTTGAAACTCGCATTCAGTGCAACGATGCTGATCAAACCGACCTATGTTTTGGTTTAACGGTTAATTTTGTAACAAACCCTGAAAACATGTTGACTGCGGCTGATCGCATTGTCTTCCAAGTTGATGATGGCAACGCTTCCATTTTGTGCAAAACGGAAAAAAATGGTACCGAAACATCCACTGATTCGGGTGTAGATTTGGTTGACGATACCTATGTCACTCTGGGTTTTTGGGCCAACAGCACTGGTTCCGTACAATTCTTTATTGACCGTCAACTTGTGGCTACTCATACCACAGACATTGTGGATGACGAAGAATTGACCATCGGCGCCATGTCCCTTAGCGGAAGCGCTTCTGGTACTCGGGCAACAACTATCGATTATCTGTTCTGCGCCGCTGACCGTTAATAGGAGGTCACCATGAGCTTTGCTAGTGATCTCCAATCGGTAACTCGAACTGCTGATGCGCAGATGGTCAATGGACGCACGCGCGTCCAGGCGATCTATTACATAAGCACCGGCAGTGCGGGATTTATACGACTTTACGACGGCACATCCAGTTCGTCTGATCCAGAAACAACAATTGCTACACCTGCAGCGGTAGGCTCTACAGATCTAATTTTGCCTGACGCTGGCCTTTTGTTTAAGCAAGGCGTTTACATGGACTTGAGCAACGTCACAAGCGTAACGCTCTTTTTCTATGGTGGTGCTAAGGCAGACTCCAACGCTAGTGTCTCGCCGACGGGTGTTTCTGGAACAGGTTCTGTTAAACCGGTGACAGTGAGCGTTTAATGGCTTCCAAGGGCATGGGCATCAAGACTTCGGTCAAGTCGGGCAATTTTCGCCCGACAAAGGCCGGGGCTGGCATGACCAAAAAAGGCGTTGCGGCTTATCGCAAAGCCAACCCTGGAAGCAAGCTACAGACTGCGGTGACAGAAGATAACCCAACAGGTAAGCGTGCAACACGGCGTAAGTCGTATTGTGCTCGTTCTTTGGGGCAGATGAAAAAATTCCCAGAGGCCGCAAAAGACCCAAATAGCCGCATTCGTCAGGCTCGGAAACGGTGGAAATGCTAATGGAAATGATGCTTTGGAATACTTTGCTAACGGCGCTGATAGGTGTCTTGGCCTATATTGGGCATGAGAAAATATCTGAATTACAGCGTTTAAACCTTTTGATTAACAAAACTAGAGAAGAGGTGGCCCGTGATAACGTCACTCAAGCAGAAATGGACAAGTTTGTTGAGCACATTGACCAACGCTTTAACAAACTTGAAGCAAAAATTGATCTCCTTATGCAAAAGGGGTAAGTGATGGCTGCCAAACCGGGCCTTTATGCCAACATCGCTGCGAAGAAAAGACGCATCGCTGCGGGGTCTGGTGAGAAAATGCGTAAAGTGGGTAGTAAAGGGGCTCCTAAAAAAAGTGACTTTATTGCTGCCGCAAAAACCGCATCTTTTAAAAAAGGCGGCGAGTCCCGTGTAAATGAGGCGGGTAATTACACGAAGCCTGGTATGCGAAAGGCTATCTTTGAGCGAATTAAGGCCGGTGGTAAGGGCGGTGCTCCGGGTCAGTGGAGCGCTCGCAAGGCACAGATGACAGCACTTGCTTATAAAAAAGCAGGTGGGGGATATAAAGATTGAAAGCACCTCAGAAAAGCTTAAAGGATTGGGGTGACCAGAAATGGCGTACTAAAAGTGGTAAACCATCAACCCAAGGCCCAAAAGCTACGGGTGAAAGGTATCTTCCGGAGGCGGCGATAAAGTCTCTTTCGTCTGCTGAGTATGCAGCTACAACAAAGGCAAAACGAAAAGGAAAAGCTTCAGGAAAGCAGTTTGTTAAACAACCTAAAAACATAGCAAAAAAGACAGCAAGGTTTAGAGTTTAGTTTTTAAAAAGGAGAAGTAATCATGGGATTTGCTGGAAAAAATATTTCTAAGGTGGTGGGTAAAAGCATTTCAAGAATAGCTCAAAAAGCCAAAGAACAACCCACGGGCCCTGGGTTTTTTGGCCGCAAGGACAACATGGCCGGAATGGCTACTGAAGCCAAAAAAGGCGGCATGATGAACAAGATGAAAATGGTTATGAAAGGCGGCAAAAAGGTTCCAGCATTTGCTGCAGACGGTGTAGGTAAGATGAAAAAGGGCGGAATGTCGGATAAAGCAGGCCGCGCATTGAAAAGAACTACGGCTGATGCAAAAGGCCGTGCAATGAAAAAGGGGAAATAATCATGGCTGGACGTGGAATGGGTGCTGCCTCTCGCGGCGGCGGAGCCGTAGAAAGCGGACCAAAAAACAAGATGGTATCTACCACAAGCAAGACCACCGGACCAGCAATGATGGCCAAAGGTGGAATGGCTGTTAGTCCTCGTAAAAAGATGGCTATGGGCATGATGGGCGGTGGAATGATGACCAAGGGCATGGCAGCAGGCGGTATGATGACCAAAGGTTATGCGGCTGGTGGAATGATGACCAAAGGTTATGCGGCTGGTGGAATGATGAAGAAAAAAGGAATGGCAAGCGGCGGTAAGCGCGGTAAGTAATGGCCTATCTTGTAAGTAATATTCCTTACTTTAAGTGTTGGGTGCGTCGTGAGTTCACGCACATGCACCAGAAGTACGCCGGAGAGTATTTGCATGCGGTAGCAATTGCAGTTAACTGCATGCCGGATCGTTGTTTGAGTTTTCAGCTTGTGTTTACTGGATGTGAGAGCGATGCGGACGGCTCTGAAAACGTTCATGGTGGGGCGATGTGGGCAAGAATGCCGATTACGGCCTTGGTAGGCGATATTCCTTTGGATGAATGGCCAGAGAGAATGCCTACCCCCTTGGCACAGCCTTGGGATTGTCCTTCACACCACCATACCGTTATCAAGTTCGCGCGCACGAGCCCGAGCCCCTGGCTGTGCAAGATAGGGGGAGAGTTTTACACTGGCCGATATATGTTTACAGTAGATTATGCGGAGAGCGAAGTTGCAGATTGCCCTGCCCAACACAAGCAAAGTCATGTGTTAACCTTGACGGATGCGGGACCGTGGACCGGGAATATTGTAGCTTTGCCCAATAATCGAGTAAGAGTAACAAGTCCCGCGTATTGGGAAACAGGAAAGGGTGCTCCAGATTTTAGACCTAGTCAGTGGATTCACTGCGCAGAGCAAGACGATTCATACATGGACCCAACAGTTACTTTTGATAATCTATACAAAAAATGACAACTTCTGGCACCACGACATTTGATTTACCGATCGATGAATTGATCGAAGAAGCGTATGAGCGTTGCGGCATGGAGATGACAACTAGTCATCACCTAAAAACTGCTCGTCGGTCGCTTAATCTTATGTTTTTGGATTGGGCAAACAGAGGTTTAAATTTGTGGACCATTGAAGAAGTTGCCGTTACTTTGACGGGGACAACCTCAATTACGTTGCCAACGGATACAGTTCAAGTATTGACTGCTGTAATTAGAGACCTTTCGCAAAGTCCTGCGGTCGATATAACAATTGACCCAATAACGAGGGCAGAGTATTTAGACATTCCCGATAAAAGCACGCAAGCTCGTCCTGCCCAATACTATGTAGAACGAACAATTATCCCGAAAGTTTTCTTTTATCCAACCCCAGGTGGCGGTGGGCCATATCAGTTTAGGTACTACAGAATTAGGCGCATTCAGGACGCGGGGGACTACACGAATACTTCGGACGTCAACTTTAGATTCTTGCCTTGTTTAGCGGCAGGTCTTGCTTATTATCTTTCGCTTAAGTTTAAGTCAGAAAGAACGTCCGGACTAAAGCAAATTTATGAGGAAGAGTGGGCTCGCGCTGCCGCAGAAGACAGAGAAACGGCAAGAATAAGCTTCGTGCCGCAACTGGAGGGATGATGTGGCCTTTGCAAAGGGAAAATATTCTTACGGTTTGTGCGACTACTGCGGACAACGTTATCCCTATAACGTCCTGCAAAAGAATTGGCGCGGATTCAAGGTTTGCCCAGAAGACTACGAACCAAAAGAGCCCCAACTTGAGCCCCTCAAGTTTAGCGGAGATGCAATTGCACTTTATGAACCTCGCCCAGATCGGGTTGAACCAGTCACTGTTTTTGTTGGTTCACCTGGCGACTCTGCCTTTCAAAGTCTTGGGAGTGCTAACGGCGGGACAAACATGCAGCCCTATCCGGAACAAGGAGATGTGTTCGGGGTAGGAGGAGTAGGAACAGTTACTGTTGTAGCCTCGGCCACGGTCTCACACAGTGGGGTATCGGCAACCGGACAAATTGGCATTGTTTCAGCGTCAGGTAATTCAGTTATTATATCGTTTTCAGAAAGCGCTTCTGCAACTGGTAATGTGGGCAGCCCATCGGTGACAACATGACATATGACGAACTGGTAACCAATATACGGAACTACACCGAGGTGGATGCTAATGTGTTCACTAATGCGGTCATTAACACGTTTATTTTGATGACGGAGAACCGTATTCTTCGGGACATTGACCTTGACGTGTTTAAGCTAGAGGCCACTGCAAACTTGACTTCTGGTAATAAGTTTCTTTCTGCCCCCTCTGATATTTTGACTCATCGCTACATGATGGTTACTTCCGGGACAGATCAAATATTTTTAGAGTTTCGTGATACTTCTTTCATGAAAGAATATTGGTCAGACGGTAGCGTTACTGGGGTACCAAAATACTATTCTGTGTGGGATCAAAACACGTTTTATGTGGCCCCAACCCCTGCTTCTAATTACACAGTAGAACTTGGCTATATTTACAAGCCTGCCCAGTTATCATCCGCCAACACTACAACGTGGGTAAGCATTAACGCCCCAGAAGCACTTCTTTATGGATGCTTGGTCCAAGCTTATAGCTACACCAAGGGTCCACCCGATATGATTGCTTACTTTAACAATTCGTATAAAGAAGCAATTCAAGGCCTTGGAATCGAGCAACAAGGCCGTCGTCGTCGTGACGAAGCCCGTGATGGCATGGCTCGCATATACGTGAAATCAGAAAGTCCGGGTCCATGAGCCGTGTTCCAAACTTAGAAGGCAAGAAAATAGCAATAGTGGCGATGGGAAAGAGCCACAGCCAGTTTATTATGGCCAAAACCCATTCGTTTCATTTTGATGAGGTCTGGGCAATTAATGCCATGTCTGGGGTAATTTTCCATGACAGGGTGTTTATGATGGATCCGGCCAGTCGGTTCTTGGATTCGGATGATGCAGGGAGCCAGACGAACCTTATGGCTGAGGTGCTCAAGAACCATGCGGGCCCAATTTACACTTGTGAGCTAGACCCCCGCTGTACGGGACTTGTGGAGTTTCCGTTAATTGAGGTGATGAATGCTTGCCGGACGGGTTACTTTAACAATACCGTGGCCTATGCCATAGGTTTTGCGATTGCAGCAAAGGTGTCGGAAATACACATGTATGGGGTAGACTTTTCCTACAAGGGTCATGTGCATTTTGCTGAGGCAGGAAGGGCCTGTTGCGAGTTTTTGCTCTCAAAAGCCATTGACCAGGGTATTAAGGTAGGTATTTCGCAAGAATCCTCCCTTTTGGACTCTAACGAGCCGCCACAAAGCAAGCTCTATGGCTATCACAGGCTGTCGGACCCCCTGGTGGTAGGCCTTGAAAACAACGAATTTACCGTCAAAAAGTACTCTGAAATTAAAGACCAAGTGGAGGCGCAAAAGACGGATTTGCTGCCACCAGAAGCCTTGAGGACCTAAATATGTTTGATCTAAAGCTTGGAGAAATACATAACCCAATCATTAAAACCAGTGACTTTGGCGGTCTTTCGTGCGAAGATTTAGCTGAGCTTTGCACTGACAAGATTATCGGTGTGGCTGAGAACGCTCCCCCAGCCATCCGAGAGCAGGCAAAGTTCTTCCGGGAGCGCGTTCAAAAAGCAGTTTTTGAATATCTTAAACAAGCAAAAAGGGCCGAAAGGGCTACTTGCATTCAAATTTGCGCTCAAGGCGGCGAGCACGATGCCGCTAATTTACTTAGGAGAGTCTAAATGGCTTTTACCACAACCGTAATGCCCACGTCCTTTAAGGTAGAGATCCTTAAAGCTGTTCACAATTTTTCAACCGGTGGAAACACTTTTAAACTGGCGCTCTACAATAACAGCGCCTCGTTTACGGCTGCAACCACTGCCTACACCACGACCAACGAAGTAGCGGCCTCTGGCTCGTATGCTGCGGGTGGCGGCACATTGTCCAAGGTTACGCCTACTTCAACAGGCACGACCGCAGTTACGGACTTTGCTGACCTATCCTTTACCACAGCTACTATTACTGCATTTGGCGCGTTGATTTATAACGACACCGCTACGGGTAATCCCGCAGTTGCTGTATTGAACTTTGGTGGCGCTAAGACCTCAACTGCGGGCACATTTACTGTGGTGTTCCCGGCTAAGACAGCCACGGGAGCGATTATAAGAATAGCGTGAAAAAAATTTGCGTAACGTGCCAAAACACTAGGCTATTAAGCGAATTCTACAAACGTAAGGATTCGCCTGACGGCTATAGAAACGACTGCAAAGATTGTCGTAAGGCACGTTCGCTTAAAAATTTTTACGCTAATCCAGATGTTAAACGTGTAAAAAACATGGAAGCATATTGGAGACGAAAAGAGCGAAATCCCGATTTGTGGAAGCTTATTTATCAAAAACACAGGGACAAGCAATTAGCTGCTTCTCGTGTGTACTATAGCCAACACGCTGAAGAAATAAAAGCACGGCAGCGTCTTTGGAGCAAGCAAAATCGAGGTGTTGCAAATGCATTGGGGAAAAGATACAAGTTAAAGAAACGCAATGCTACTCCAAGTTGGTTAACCAAAGATCAACTAGAACACATGCAATGCTTGTATAGAGTAGCCGCCATGTACACGGCGGAGGGTTTAGACGTTTGGCATGTAGACCACATTGTTCCTATTCGAGGGAAAGATGTTTGTGGGCTGCATGTACCTTGGAACTTGCGAATTATTACTGCTTCTGAAAACATGAAGAAAGGTAATAAACTGCAGATGGATACGAGGGCATAAATGTGGCAACGTACAGCGGCTGGGGCGGGGGCCCGTGGGGCGAGACTCCTTGGGGTCAAGATGCCACCTATGTCTACCTGGATGGGTGGGGGTATGGTGCTTGGGGTGAAACTCCGTGGGGTCAAGGAAGCGCTGGTGTCCAAGGCACCGGCGCTATTGGCACTGTCACGGTCCAAACCCAGCAAAATGCCGTCGTCAACGTCACCGGAGTACAGGCAACTGGCCAAATTGGTCAAGTTACCGTCTTCACAAATGTGGATGTCCTGGCTACCGGGGTATCCGCAACAGGATTTATTGGGCAAGCCCAGGTCACCGGAACTGCAGTCGTACCCGTTAACGGGGTGGCAGGGACTGGAGCAATTGGGAACGTCAACGTCTCGGCAGCCGTGGATGTCCTTGTTACTGGAGTCTCGGCGACAGGATTCATTGGTCAGGCTGCCGTCTCCGGCAGCGCTGTTGTGTCCGTCACCGGGGTCCAAGGTGTCGGAGCCGTCGGTACCGTTGCCATCGCCACAGCCACAGTTGTCCCCGTCACGGGAGTCGCAGGTAGCGGTCTTATTGGGTCCCCTGGGGGCTGGGGGACCAGCGCTTGGGGGCAAAATGCATGGGGAGAAGGAGACGCGGCCAACGGAGTTGTCGTCACCGGATCAGCCAACGTTGCCGTTGCCGGGGTCAGTGCAACAGGATTCATCGGACAAACAGCCCAAACCGGTTCCGCAACCGTCCCCGTCACCGGAGTGGCGGCCAGTGGTGCCATCGGTAATGTGGCAGTCCAAGCCGGAACTGTCGTTG